GTTACTTGCCGTGATTTCCATACCTAGCTCTTTGTAAGGAGAGTTGTTGTTAGAGTTATCTTTAAACATGATGTATGGAAAACCAAACTCATTACGTCTCTGGATAATTTTGGCCCAGATCTTACGCTTGTCAGGGTCACCTGCTTTCATCTCTTCTATCCAGGCATCACCAACTGTGATACCATACTGAAGATTCTGAATAAGGTTACCTTCTGTACCAAGATCTAAGAACTCTAAAATGTCTGGATGCTCGACTGGCAGGTATGCTGCACAAGCACCACGTCTAGCTTCAGATTGTTTACAAACATCTACCACTGTATCATATATACGAGCATAGTGTACAGGTCCATCTGCTGTGCCTCCTGTAGAGATGACAGTACCACGGGCCCTAATGTTACCTAAGTATACACTAGTACCTCCACCATACTTAGACATCATACCTATTTCACGTCCTGCGTTAAGAATACTGTCTAGATTATCATCTACATTACTTCCATAACAACTAATAGGTAAACCTTTTTGCTTACCAAAGTTAATCCATACGGGAGTAGATAGACTGTAAAAGCCACGACTAATGTAGTCTTCAAACTTCTGTGCAAAACCACTAATGCTTAGATACTTTTCTGCAGTTCTAGCAATGTCTTTAATTCTTTGTTCTGGACTTTCTGTTATGTAACCTCTTGAGAGGAACTTACGGCTGTCCTCATTTAGCCAATAGTAATTAGAATAGGTCATCTTCTGTAATAGCTTTAGATTTTTTGTTATAGTCAATTTGTTTCTTGTAAAAGAAGTCCCCTTCTTTTGTAGCTGTAATCTCTACGTTAAACCAATGAGTTTGTTCTAATAGACTAGCATCTATAGGAAACATAGGCTGCATGCCAATCTTTACTAGAGAGTTGTTAAATCTGTTCATGACAAAAGCTTTGATGTTTTCTTTAGGAAGAAAGTCAAGCTCTCCTTTTTCAAAGATCCAATCTAGAATATCACACTCAGCAGCCAACGCTTTTTTACAAGCAGAGTATATCATATCTTCAAACTCTTGGTCAAACCACTCTGGATTTTCTTCTCTGATGATATTAATCAGTTCAGCACCAAAGTTACCATGGATATCCTCTTCTTTAGAGGTGGCTTCTACAACATTAGATATTCCTTTGAATAAATTCTTGTCTTTGTTAAAAGACATCATGATCAAGAACTGGCTGAACAAGCTAACGTGCTCAATGAATAGAGAGAATAAAAGTACACTCTTAGCATACATCTTATTGTCCTTACTACGAGATCCGTCTAGATACTTTTTCAAATATTCTATTCTTCCTTTGATAGCCGGGATATCTACCACTGTTCTAAACTCATCTTCTAATCCTAAGATTCTTAGTAATCTAGCGTATGCATCTTTGTGTCTCACTTCTGATTCAGCAAAGGTCATACCTACATCACCTATCTCGGTAATAGGCATTCTCTTATACAAGTCAGCCCAGAAGGTTTTTACATTCACCTCTATCTGAGCAATGGCTAGCATTGTTCTTTTAATAACTTCTCTTTCCTCATCGGTAACTTTAACTCTAAAGTCATCAATGTCAGTAGTAAAGTTATACTCTGTATCAATCCAGTAGGAGTGACGGATAGCATCTTTATATGCTAATAGCTGTGGATACTCATAGGGCAGGATGTTTGCTCTAGCCTCAAAGATGTTTCTTCTCATTTTTTAATTAGTGTTTTCTGTATTATTATTTAGTAGTCTTTCACATTTTTCTTTCCAGCCATTACCCATTACATCAATCATAGGTACAGCACAACCTTCTGTTCTTTTACATTGTGTAAACTCTTGATCATTATCATCCAGGTGCCACACAAAGTTGGTCCCTTTTAAATAAGTGGCTTTCCATTCCATACAAGTAAATCTTACTCTATGTCTAGGTATACCTAATCTATCTACTACTTCCCATAGATCATCTAGGGTGGCATTCATAGGATACTTATGCTTATGGTTCTCATCCCACCTTGTGGTAACTACCCATACTTCTACGCCTCGTTTTAAAAGTTCAGCTGCATAATTCTGAACATCTTCAAACTCTAACGTACCGTCAAAATCAAAGCTTACTTTCATATTTTATTTGTTTTCTTTTAAATAATGATCAACTACTTGCATAGAGTCAAACTCTTCTCCTGCTGGGTTTTCCCACATAAACATTCCTTCAATATCTGTTCCTGTATAATATTTTTTTAAAACCCATCTTAATAATTTAACCATATTACCTCTTTCTTCAGTAGGTTCTATTCTAGTAAGCCAATCATTGAATCTTTCATATACATTATGAATATCATCAACTTCTTCATCTTTCCAATAAAACTTACCATTAGATATTTTCATAATTGGTTTGACATCATCATCTGTTTTAAAGTAGATGCTGTTTTTTTCAGGAAATAAGTCTATTGTTTTTTCTTCTGTTTCCATACGTTATTTGTTTTATAGTTTGCCAAATCTTTATTTTTTTAACACATTTGGCAATATATAAATAGATTGTATTATCTTTTTAACCAGTTAATAATATTATACCATAGAGTAAAGCTTGTAGCAGCTATTACAAGCCATACAAATATTACATCCCATTTCCATTTACTCTGTTTCATGACCAATATAAGTTTTAAGTTGATCAGCTGCTTTTGGATTAACCGACTCTAGATAATTTATACCTAATTCATATCTACCATTTTGCACTTGAGATTGAAAGTTTACTTCATACAAGCTATCTTTTAATACGCTGACGCTGTCTAACTGTTTTTCTAATACATCTACTTGTTTTACTTGTTCTCTTAAGTCGAACATAGTATAGAATAATAAAGCAATTGTTCCAAAGCTTAATGCTGCTGTTATATATTTTTTCATTTTAAACATTTTTAAGTCCACAATATAAATCTAAGAAAGCCATTTCTCTTTCGGCTAACTTTTTAGGCCAACGTTTTTTCTTACGGATATACGCTACGCCCCAGTCTATCCATTCTTTACGTTGCTCATCTGTCATTGTCCATTGACAATACCAATCATCTTTTCTACCAATAATATCATCATAGCTAACCTTATGGCCGGCTATGATGAACATTTGGTTTATAAGGTCTTCTGCTAAACTAGTCTTTTGTTTCATAGTATAGTTCTCTAACTTTACTTCCTAATTCACTGTTATTGGGGGTCATAATAATAGTGGATTCAGGTACAATAATATGGTTACGTTCTTTAGTGCTGTTATAACATCTAACACATAATTGTCCTAAGCCTTCTATATATCCGTTTCTCATATCTATATGAGTGGATACTTCATATGCAGTTTCAACACCGCAGGATACACAATGTTCTTTCATAATTAATTAATTTAATAGTTAATCCATCCATTTACCGTGAGTTTTTAGGTGCCAAAACCTGTGTTTTAACACTTGAATAATTAGTTGCCACAAAGTATCAGCTTCATAGCTCCCTTCTTTTACAAGTAGTTTCATAATAAAATTATTAAAGTTCTAGAATATTACCAAAAGAAGTTAATCCTCGGTCAAATCTACCATCATCAACACATGCCCCATTTGAAAATAAAGTACGGCTGCCATAATGTTTAGAAGTTCCTTGATTTATTATTCCTTTACAGTTGTGAATATGACCAAAACACATAAGCTGTGGGTTGACTATGTTCATTCTTTTAGCTAATGAGTTATCACCACACATTTCTAAGTTGTTTTCTCTATTTAAAGATAGATCCCGGATACCTTTTGGAGGTCCATGTACTACAACTATATCTGTATCTATAGGTATAGTATCCCATACTTCATGAGTTTTGTTTCTAGCTTTCATAAAAGACCAATCACCAAAAGTAGGTGTAACGGGTGAACCCCATATCTTTAGTCCTTTTATTTGAATAGATTCATTCTCTAAATATGCAATACCACGCATAATCATATCTTCTTTCTTAATAGCTTTTCTAGCTATGGCTGTATCATGATTACCTGCTACAAGTATTTTATACTTTACTGGGATCATTTCATACCAGTTTAAGAAATTAGTTACTTCAACTACAGAATCTTGTAAGTAACTACTATTAGAACAGTCACCACTATGGATGATCATATCTATACCTTCAAAGTGTGAAGGCCAAAAGTCGTTGTGAAACCCGTGAGTATCACTAATGTGTAATATTTTCATAATATATTTTCCTTTTCTAATATGATCTTTACTGATAAACTAAGAGCTTTAATATCAGATATATTAGCAATTTTATAATCAAACTTCCAATTATCTAGTCCTATTTCACTAGGATGATCATTGATTGGTTTAACACCTGGTCTATCTACACGGATTACTAATCCTCCTTTATCTTTGATAGCTTGAGCTTCATTAGGAAAACGTGTATCTGTAATAATCCAGTTAGGCATAGGGCCATCTTTATAACCACCTATTGGACCATCTGCCCATTGTACTTGTTTAGGAGTATATCCGGCCATAAGTGCATTTACCCATGCATTAGTATGTAGTCCATCTCTTATTGCATCAGTACCTAATCTTTGTAAGAACTCTCTTACAGTTATTAAATGATTAAACTGCATGTCTGCAAATACTGGTATACTATTTAAAGGATTAAATGTAACTGTACCCCATTCAGGACCTAGAAGAGTTGTTTTAAACTCTTGGTCTTCAAAGTTTTCTACAGGTATTCCTGTAAGTAGAGATGCAACTTCTTTAAGTTTACCTGCCCACTTCTTAATTTCCCAACCAGATCTTTCTTCTAACCACCATATGTGATGTGGTGTTTTCTTTAACACTCCTTTTAGAGGAACATTAGTATCAGCTTGTAAATACTGAATGATAGTACCGACAGTATCTTTCCCGCTGCCGGCATAGCCGTTGATTCCTATAATCATATTCTTGGTTTTTAATCGTTAAAGTAAAAGTCAGGATGTCTTTCCTCTTCTAAAGCTTTAACTAAGTTATTGTGCCCTTCTAAAGCTTCGTCATAAGTACAGTATCTACGCTGATATTCATTATGTTCTCCACCAAAAATCATAGACTCAAACAATACTGGGTCAGATGGTTTTATATCTGTACCAAAGTTTAAGCCGTGATCAAAGTGTAAAAACACTGTAGATATTCTTTGATCACTTATAGTAGTATCACCAATATGTTTGATTGGTTCTTTAAATGCACCAATCTTAGGATATTCTCCATTAGGTAGTGCTGTAACTGTTTTATCTTCGTTTAATGTATACCAAGTCATGATATTTTTAATTATAGGGGGAGATAGTTAGTCTCCCCCTGGGTTTCTAAAGAAAGTTTACACCAAAGTCAGTAACTAGTTCTTCTTGTTCTTCTTCCATAACAATAGAATCTAGATCCACAGGATTTATTATATTACCTGTCGTTGATACAAGATTACCAAACTCGTTTACAAAGAAGTCATGTACTCTTTGGTGATTAGATAGATATCTAGTAGGGTGAGAATCTTTTAATGCTAAGGTGATATGATTGTACATATCCCAAGCACTGTTTGCATTGTCACTATAGAAATGACTAGGCTTGTCTATCTCACGTTTTACAATACCTACCTGGGTAAGTGTTAAGATTTCATCTTCAGCAAACAATCTACCTAGGATGGTGCCCTTTTCTCTTGGACTAAGACTCACATCTTTAAGCATCTGCTTGTCATGAATTAGTTTATCATAATACTTAGAAGCATCTGATATCTGTTCTTGCATAAAAGTGGTTACATCAGTTAGTGCTGATCCACTGTGTCTTCTTCTATAGTTACCTAGATCTCCTGACACTACGCCATTTGAGCAGATAAATACATGTGCACCAATGGCACACTTAAATGCCATGGTTTTATTATAACTGTTTGACCAGACAAACATAAGACCCATATCTGGATCGTTGCCTGATTCTAAATGATACATACCTTGTGCTATGTCACCTGTTTGTGTAGCTTTATATAATTCTTTCTTGATGGCAAAACCAGCTGCTGCCAACTGGGTTCTAGCTTCATCTATCACTGCTCCGTGTGATATAATTGTATAAGACTTCCCGTAATTGGGAAGGGCAGAACTTCTTAAATAATATTCTGTTTCAAAGACTGTTTTTACTGGCATATTTGTAATGTTAAAATAGTGATAATTGTGTAGATGATAAACTTCTTTCTTTTTCTATCTGATTGATCTCTTTATAGATTTGTTCTAAGTAGTAACTTTTGTTAATACTATAAGAATCAAATGGAACCGTTTCGTTTATTTCGTTTATGGTGGTTTGTAACCATGGTCCAGACTCAACTTGTATAAGTCTACCGTCTGGATGACACTTAACTAGTTTCCCACCTTTGTTTGAAACATAGTATCTGACAATCTTTTGTTGTCTAATGGTGATAAGCTCACCGTTTTTCATTTCTTTATTCTCAAAGTACCAACCTCCTTTAGACTTGATACCTGCACAATAATCAAAGATGTTTTGATTACCTGCTAGAAAGTCTTCAGGCTTTACACCTTTTGTAAAGTAAGCATGGATAGCTTTAGGAATAACAAGAAAGCTTTTGTTTTTGTGGAACACTGCCACTTTCTTTTTGTCTAGATCTTCCCATTCAAATGCACCCTTGCATTTTACTTTCCCGGACTTAGAAACTGCTATGTAATTGTTTACATCTCTGATGATCATCTTAGAATACTCATCATGTTCTAACTCCAACTGGGTAATTTTACACCAGCGGTCACAAATCTCATGATACTTATCTATACAATAGGTAGGCATCAATGTTTCAAAACCGTCAGTATTTTGCATAAGAGGTACAGCTTCAGGTATTTCCTCACATATCATCTCATAGAGCATAGATAATAGTAGCTGACCATTGATTGTAATCTGCATAGTCATCTTAGGATCGTACAGGAAGCTATTCTCGTCCCCTGTAAGGCCGTAAGTACTATTTAGAATGATCTTATAAACATAGTTCTTAGGATCGCTTTTAGGGATCTTCTTACGTTCTTCAAAGAACCATTCGTACAGATCACAAAACTCTTCTTTAGGTAGATGACTAGGATGGAACCCATTTCTAATAGCTAGATTAGGATAGAATGAAGTTACATCTGAGGTCATAATAGTGTACCCCTGCTTGGCTTCATAAACTCCTGCTGTTCTGGCACCGTGAATACCGCCCAATCCGTAGTCAGTTTTCATACCTTTGTAATCTAGAGTGTACTTAAACCCGTTCTTAGTAGATATAATCACTTGTGTACGAAGATAGTCGTGCATCTTCTTAAACTCTTCAGTCTGAAACTTTACATAGGGCAGCATACACTGTCCTAAATAGATCTCACTATGATGAGTTCTTAGAGTTTTGATATGGGATTTCTCCCAACCAAGCTTCTGAGATAGAAAATGCAAGAATAGCTCTTTAGATATTCTTGGCTCTGATGCAGAATAAAGATCTATCCCATAGTCATTGGTTAATGTTTGTCTTAATACTATTTGTTCCTTAGAATGTTCTAAGATCTTTTTAGTACTAAGTACATCGTTAACACAATACTCTGTTATCATCTTAAGCTGTTCGTCCGTTTCTACCGGGGCCGTATGATGATGAGGCATCTCTTCTACATTCTGCCAGTCCATACTATACTGTATCCACTTTAGACTACTCATCTTAGCACGATTGTCCCAGTGGTTCATCTTGAATAGATCTATCTGCCTGATTTTAATTTTAGCAGGAGCGTATTCTAGAAAACTGTTTTGATCCTTAAGATTAATTGTCTTTTGTGCAAAAGCATAGATATCATTTATAACTGCTTCAGTACTAAGAGTTAGTAGCTGTCGTTGTTTATCTAATATATGCTGACTTATCTGACCGTCAAAAGCTAAACCATTGTAGCTAATATGCCACTGATTTTTATTCTTACACTCATTCAGAAAGTCTATAAATTGTGGTAGGTCATTACGATCTTTGTATATGACAAAGGTCTTTCTGATTGTTTCATCTTTATAATGTTGAAACACAGCTATGAAACAATTTACCAGCGTCTCATAATCCATAACCCAGTGGGCCGGCTTTTTCTCTTCCATTGTATTTGGTTCAGTTAAGCTGTTCCCCCTTTTATGCCGCCAAAAAAAGGCAGAAGATCTGCCTTAATTGGTTTAATAGGACAAAATTAATACTATACAGTTATAATACTCGACTGTTTTGGTGTTTCTAATTTCTTATCTACATACTCTTTATAGTCAAAACTGTCTGCGTTAACAGCAAACATATTAATGAAGTCTTTAATCTCATCAAGGTTCTCAACATAGTACTCATAGAAAGTTGCAAGCGTCTTTCTCTCTTCTTTGTAATCTTTACCGTTTGGTCTTTTACCAATCTTTAAGTGTAAAACATCACCATCATCAGATAGTTTAGGCATCATATGAAAAGATTCTTTCTTTTCTTTACCGATAACTGCTAACACTTTACTTGAAACGTCAAAAATGCACTCATTGTACGGGCATTCAGGTGTAATTGGTATCAGCTTAAAAGTCTTATCATTACCCCAGCTACTGGTAACCAACATCATTGAATTTTTCATGTTTTTTTTTATTATTTATACAAATTTAAGTACCTTTTTTTAATAATTCCAACTCTTCTGTGGGAATTTTTAAGTTTTCTCTATTCATATCACAAGCATCACACAATTCACCTGTCTTTTCTAGTACGTTTACATCTATATCTAGAAGTTTTGCATAGATACTAAAATACTTTTCAGGAAACAAAAATGTTTCTATGTACTTATACTCACTTGATCTGTCACCGTAATAGTTTTTAATGGCTCTCTTTAATACATTAGATAACTTAGAGTATTTACCTAATATAAAATTGAACCAATCTGCTTTATATATTTGAAAATCAAACACATATAACTTATATCCTTGTATAGGTATAACTTCTATGAATAAAGGATTACTTAAAAGCATGTGCTGCTCAAAAGCCTTGAAGCCTTCAGACTTATCGTCTATAAAACTACAAACTAGCTTCATATCCTCTGGCCTTATCACTCCTTCTATAGAGAGATAAGTACCAGAGGGTGTAAAATTGCTAGTACGCTTTATACCCAAAGCAGGAAACAGAAATGATCTAGATTTCTGGAAATATTTTGTGTATAAGCTGTCTATCATTTTAATATTTGATTACAAAACTACGCTACCTGTAGCAAAACTATGAGGTAAATCGTATCTTTTATTTACATAATGCCAGTTAGCTGCTTCTAAGACTTCTTCCATTCTGTTAAACCACCTTTTTAAGGTGCTTTCAGTTACTAAGAAAGGGTATGTTTGAAAAGCTCTATCTATAACTACAAAGTGGAACTTCATTTCATATCCATTAATTTCTATAAGTTCTTTATAAGTCTTAGCTACTAATGTACAATACATTACAGCTTGTAACCAATAAGAGTAAAACTCTATAGTTTCTGGAAAGTCTTTTAGATCCTTACTTGTAGTTTTTATATCATTGATAAAGATAGTTTTCTTATCGTGATTAATTACAACATTATCTATAATACCTTTAATACCAAATGGTGCTTTAGAATGTTCTACACTTAAAGGAATCTCATTATACACTTCTACATTGTCAAATTCAGTTATGTTACAACCAATAAGACTACATAAGTCTTTATCTGTTTTAACTAATTCTACAGCATTCTTACAGAACTCATAAGAGTCTTGATCTATAAGAGTTTTATTACCTTTAGTTTTTAAGAATGACCAATAACTGGTAGACTCTGGAGAAATAATTTTATCTAAACGTTGTTGATCTGTCTTAAGACTCTGATGGTAGTTCATGTCTACCATTACATCAAGGATAGCTTGATCAAAATGGTTTAACTCTGAACGTGTATCACCGTTTTGAGCTAGCTCTTGATAGTGAGCAAACACTCTGTCTATAACTATCTTAACTGAATCACCCGGTAGTTTAGATGGGCTGATGATAAAATTATCATTAAACTTTTCTTCTTCTAAAAGAAGAGCATGTACAATCTTACCTTGTACTAAGTGACTATCTGTACGTTCTTCTTTAATTCCCAGTATATACATTTGGTAAAATACTGCTGGATTCCACATGAGCTTGTTAAGGCTACTATAACTAAAATAAAACTTTTTTAAGTAAAAGTCTTTCTCTAATGTTTCTGCAGATTCCTGCATGATTTGTTCTAACTCCATGTTGTTTTAATTTATTCTTTGTTCTAACTCTTGTTTCATGAGATCAAGTCTCCATTTTTCAATTCTTGGACCCATTTCTCTAATAATAGCTCCTAAGTGTTCCGTTTCCATTTCTGCTACAGACATGTATTTTACAGGTTCTGTACCATCTTTACCATAACTACCCCAAATAGGAACCACTCTACACTTTTCAAAACCGTCTGTTAAATAAACAGTACCAGAAAGATCTAATAAATCAAGATCTACACCACCATAACGTTGATAGTCTGTACCTCCATCTAACATACTTTTATTATCACAAGTACACATTACATAATCATGTCTATGTCTTGATATAAGTACATCACCACACTTTTTACAAGTGGCAGTACTAAATACAATTTGTTCTAATCCGTTCATAATAGTTAGATTTTATCTACTAGGCCATAGTCCTAGTTCTATTAGTTTAGCACTCATCTTTTGTTGTGATCTTGTATCTACAGTGAGAGCTTCTTCATATTCAAGAAGAGCTACTAACTCTTTAATAAGATCATTACAGTTGGTAAGTTCAGATTTTACTTGAGCTAGTTCAGCTCTACAGTCTTCTGCTCTGAAAGTATCTTTATGTATATCTTCCATGTTATTTAAAGTTTTTTAATTGTTCAGAAATTTCTTCTGGTAAATAGGCTAGCATGTTTTTCTTTGGTAAAAACTCTAGAAGTTCATAGATAGCAGTTTCATCTTGCATGGCAAGGTCTTCTTTTATCTGTTGTATAACAGCTTCAATTATAGGGTCTTCCATTTTACTTTTGTTTTTCTAATTGTGTCTTTGTATTATGACAGGTCTCACACAGCACTTGTAGGTTATCTTGTTCACAAAATAGTCTATCTACAAACCCTGCAAGATCTGCAGAACAGTTAAGACTACCTGCTCCAACTATATGGTCTACATTAATCTCTTTATCTGGAAACCATTTTTTACAAGTATTACATTGGTATTCAAACTTTTGTCTTCTGTTAACACCTTTATAAGGTCTGCGAGCTTTTAGTTTGCACTCTGTAATAGGTTTCCACCATCTTGATTTTTGACGTAATGCACTTCTAATGAAAGTCCAAAATGCGGACTCACTCATAGTACCTGCATTCCTAGTTTTAGGAGCTGCAGTACGTCTAATTGTTTTCTTCTTGGTCATTTATAATTTTTTTATTAAGTATAGGTATTAACCTTACATATACTTCTTTAGGACCGTAATCCTTAATTGAATCAGATGGATCTTTACTCATTGGTAAAACAGCATACTCTACTTCAGGATACAATTCTTTATATCTTTCCATAGCTTTAATACCGGGTTCATCAAAGTCAAAGAGTATAATTACTTTCTTATACTTCTTTAAGTATTGATCCATAAGTTCTTTACGTATGATAGTGTTCTCTGAGTCTGGTGCTATGATATCCAGTGTAGGAATCTTAAGACTTTTTAAAGACATTACATCTTTTAGAGAAGACGTTATAATTAGATAAGGTGCAGCTTTAACTTGTTCAGATCCCTGAACGTAGTCATCTACTTTTATAAATTTTTTATCTAACGTTTTGGGCTGATAGATTTTGTACAGTGTACCATCTGATTTAAAGTAACCATATAGATAGTTACCTTTAATGGTTAGATCAATGGGTCCCTCATCACAATCCTTATGCATAGTGTAATACTCTAAAGGTCTTACATTATATTCATCTAGAAGACGTGATCCAATATTGAACTGAGTCCAGAAATATTGGTCTTGAGTGGTCCAGGATCTGAAAACAAACTGACTAACTTTATATTTAGAAGCTTGTTTAAATTTTTGTACATCGTACCCCCCATTATTGTGGAGTACAAAATCATTATAATTCTCTACTACAAGAGTACAAGCTTTATGATAATTTAATCCAGTGATTTCTTTTACTAGATCTATTGCAGATCCACCGTGACCAGATGAAAAATCTTTATACTTGTATGTATCTTTTGTAGGTTCGTAGTAAATACACATACTAGGTGTACGTTCCTTAGAATTAAAAAGACTTTTAATCTTTACATCATGCCCAGCAAGCTTTTCTCTCAGCTTACAAAAGTGTTCAAATATCCATGATACAGGAACATCCTTGATGTCATGTACCATATTTTTTATCTTAAACATGGGCTTGTGATTAAATGAAAAAAGGGGGAGTAAAACCACTCCCCCAGTCTTCTAGCAGTAAATTACATATCAAAATCACTATTAGCTGGCTCAAAGCTAGCTACAGGCTTATTTTGTAAAGCCTTATAGTGGTATTGGTTGTTCTTATCAAACTTATCAAGCTTAGCTTCATCTGCTGAAACAAACTTATACTTAGGAAGAGATAACTTAATGATAGTTTTACCATTGTACTCTTCTTCTGTACCTTTCAAGAACCAATATAAATTGTTTCCTTTAAGCATAGTCATTGCTTTCTCAACCCACTCTTCTAAATTAGAAGCAGAAATATTATCAATCTGATCTCTAAGACCAAGCTCAGATGCAATAACTGCAATCTTATACATGATCTCATTTTTAGTTACGTTGGTCTCATTAAACTGATCTGTCCAGATGGTTGCAGATACACGACTTGATTGTCCTGTAAACTTTGGACCTTCTAGATCATTCTTATCAATTGCCCAACCTTCAAAACCTTCAGACGCTGGTCCTTCTAGGATCAACTCTAAGGTTTTCTTATCACCTTTGTTAGATGTTCTAACTTGCCCACTATAAATGTGTGCATACACTACTCCTGTTTGTAGAGACTTAGCTGTCCCTCCTGTTGTTTTGACTTCTTGTCCTTTTGTACTAAACATGTTCTGTTAATTTAAACTATTTGTGAATGAAAAATGAATACTAGTTCTCGTAATCTATGATAGCTTTTCTAACTAAAGCTAGGTCGTTTTCTACCTCAAAGTCAGTAAACATACCTCTGGGAGACTTACATGTGTTCTCACCATTGTTAGACGTCTCAAATACATATCTGATGTTACCGTCTTTGTCTTTCTTAACTTTGCCGAACAAAACTATGGAAAATAATCCTTCCAAAGTAAGTTTTTCGTCAACCATTTTACCAATAGTTTTGGCTTTAAACTTCTTTTTACCTTCCATATCTGTAGATTCTTCAGCATGGGTTAGGATAAAAACTAATAGATCCTCTCTTAAATCCTTTGGCATACGTGCAATACGGGCAAGTTTAGCACCAATCTGTGTAAACTTTTCGTAACCTTTCTCGTCACTTCTATCAAAGAACTCAAATGAGCTCATATACTGAAAGTCATCAACAACTAAGTTCTTAATGTCTTTACGTTTCTCTGAAACATACTTAATGCATGCTTCTATTTGTTCTGATGAACTAGCAGAATAAAGATTACCTGTTGGGTTATCTTTGCTCCACGGTACATACTTCTTTCTCCATCCTTTAAAAGGTAGAGCTTTGTTAGCTACGTTTATGATAAACGTCTCTGCTGGATCTAGGTTCTCAATAGCTGTTGATTTTCCTGACCCAGACTCTGCAATAATTAGAATCCCTTGTGCCATATGTTATTTTGTAGATTTGATTAACTCGTTTAGCCATGTTTTAGAACTTACTGGCTTACCTGTTTGGATAGCAAAGTAATCTCTAATAGTCATGTCACTGTAAGGTGCGTCTTCCATTGTAGCAGGAGCTTTGTAAGCTTGCATAGGTGTCTTAGGTAAAGAAGAAGGTAATGGATCGGTATCAATACCAAACATTCCTGTCTTTTTAATAGCCACTGAGCTAGGATTTACTACTCTTAGTTCTTCAAGGGGAACAAGATAAGAACCTTTTTCGTTAAGTTCATACTCTTCCTCATAAGATCCGCTTACAGGAACTCTGTAAACTTTACGTTCTGCATCTGCAGGGCTTAAGTCTCTTGTAATTAGCTCAAAGAAAAAACCTTTGTCTTTTCTAAACTCTGAAGAGAAAATGCCTACTACCATTCTACCATGTTTATCATAGAATGGCATTTTCATGTTAAAGTCAACTCTTGAAATCTGTAGATCATCAATTA